ACACCCGATAATATATCACCCGAAGTATTATCTGCATCTTCACTTGGTATATCAGTTTTAATGATAGGTTGGCCACTAGAACCATCATTGGGTCTATCAAATCCAAATCTAAGAGACCTTAAATCCGTTTTTAATTCTAGTAACCTACTAGGCATATTATTTTAAGTATTAAAATGAGGTTGAACCCGGAGGTGCACTATTTCTATAAGTACCATTAATAAATGTATCGTTAATGGCTAATGTAGATCCATTTCTAAGTGGTCCTGTTGGAGTATTTCCATCTATATCTAATGTAGATGGAGATGGTACTAAGTTTTGAGCAGTATCATATTCATTAAGTTGAGCAGTAACATCACTTGAATTACTCCCATCCAAAGAATACTTATCATGCAGCTTAGATGCCGCAGTAGCTCCAACTTGTGCCGAAACGGCACCTAATCCAGCAGGGGATTGGAAATTAGAACCTTCATTTTCAAGTTTATCTTTAAGTCCCATAGTTATGTTTTAGTTATAAATATTAAGTTCCTAAGTTTGATGTTGCTAATACTAAAGATTTTCCTACTTTTGCCCCATCTATAAATACATCTCCACCTTGTTCCACAGCTGCTATAAGCATTTGTAGATTTTTATTTACTTGTTGCATTTCTCTTTGTAATTGAGCATTACTTTGACCTCCACCACCAAATCCCATAGCATTAGCTTTACTTAAAGGTAAAACCATTTCAGGTTCTCCCCCTTCACCTATAATAGCTGATGTACCTCCAGGTCTAGGCATTACAACACCTCCTTCAGCTAATCCCATAGCACCCATCATATCAAACTCAGGTATAGTAGGTATGGAAATAGCAGGAATTTTATTTATTTGTTTAATGATAAAGTTAATACCTTCAATAAAAGCATTTATGAATGCCTGTATAGGCGATAAAAAGAATCTAGCTATACCTTTTCCTATCATTTCTAATCCAGCCATAACATCACCCTCAAGTACCATTGATATACCAGTAAATACCTCCTGGATGGATTTTACTAATTGCATTATATTTTCTACAGCTATTTGGAAAAGATTTAATGATCCATCTATAATATCAGTTAAAACACCTCCTATAAACTCAAATACTCCTGAAATACCCCCTACATCACCAAATATTTCGTCGGCTTTTTCTCCTATTTCAGCAAAGGTTTCTTTTACAGAATCTATTATAGGTTTAAGAAATTCCTTAATTTGTCCTATAATTCCCATAACAGTACCCATGATTTTCATAAATTTATCCGAAACCTGTATAGCTATATCTCTAAAATCTCCCATAGCGGGAAGTATTTCATTTTGTAGTTTTTCAAAAACTGCCGCTTGAGTATCTTCTCTTATTTCCTCAATAGATTGTGATTCCATTTGGGTGGCTAATCCCGCTTCAGCTAGTTGTAGTTTTTGTGCATCTGTAAGTTCTCCAGATTTAGCTAATTCATTATATTTTTCTTGGGCCTCATTAAGATTCTTAAATTCACCCCCTAAAGCAGCACTAACAGCAGCTAATTGTTCTTGTTCTCTAAGTGAACCTGCTAATTCTTCTCTTGTCATCCCAACAGCTTTAGCTACTGCCTCCTGCTGTAGTACATTCATTGCGGCAAAATCAGCTGAGTCACCAATATTTTTAGATATTTCTTGTGCTAATGTTGCCAAATCACCATCTAGAGCAGCTTGTCTTGCTTTTTCTAGATTTAACTCTTTACCAGTTAATGCTTCTGCCTCCATTTCAGCATTAATAGATGATTCAAAATCAAGTAAATTACCTCCGATTTTTTCTAAATCGGACATTTCCATTCCTAATTTTTTAGCCTCAAATACTTGTTTAGCCAATTCTTTAGCACTACCCCCCGCCATTAAAAATTGAGCATCAGTAGCTTTTGCAACTCCCTCCATTATCTCTTTTTGGGACATTGCTAAATTATTTTGGCTATTTAGCTCTTGGGTTACACCTACTACATCAACTTGTAAACTTCTTATAGATTTTCCAGTTTCTAGGGAAGCATCGGCAAATCCAGCTGCTGCTTCTTCGGATAAATTTAAAAATTTAGTTGTTCTAGCAAAATCATCGGCCATTTGTTCTGAAAAAACTATAGTTTGGCCAAATTGTTGGTTTAATTTTATTTGAGACTCTACTATTTCCTTTCTCAACACCATTTCACCTGCGGCATAGTCAGCTTGTTTTGCTGCTTCCATGGATAATTTTTGGGATTGATTATATGATATCCCCAGGGTATCAGCAGTATTACCTATTTCTTTGTCTATCTCCATTACTTGACCAAAGAAAAACTTAAATAGTTTAATGATAGCATTTATGGCTGCAGTTATAAGTCCTATGGGTCCTAGTGCTGCCATTAAGTTTTTCCCCAGTCCAGATGCTAATTTACCTGCTACTTTTAATCTTCCTCCCAATCCCAGGGCTGCATCTCCCCCATTAGTTAATTCTGCTGCGTATAATTTGGCCTCATCTACAGCCCCCTTAATATTTAATTTATCTGCAATTCCCCCAGCTCCTATTTTTCTAAGACCCTTATCCAGAGCACTCCCCACATCTGCTAAACCTATACTCCCTCCAAGTATACCCATGGATTTTTCAATATTTTTAGTTCGTCTTTCTACATCATCTAGGGCTCCAGCAGAATTGGATATTTCTGTAAATTGTTCTCCAAATAATCTAGCTAAATCTGTAGCGGCGCCTATTTCTGATTCGGCTATTGTTCCTCGTTCTATAGCAGCATTTAATATAGCGTCTTCAATATCTAATTGTCCACTTTTAACTTTAGCTATTTCTGCTTCATTACCTATAACTCTAAGAAGAAACTGATCATATTCCCTATTAAGAGCAACTTCAGCTTTACCAATACTAGCTCTTTGTTTTTGAATACTAGATAAAGTAGACTGGCCCTCTATTACTTTATCCACTTCACCTGCTATATCTTGAGCAGATGTAGATGCAAGTTTAAAGGCTTTTGCGGTTTCACTAGCTGCAATAGAAACCCCAAAAAGTTCTTTAGATATACCTTTAGCCTCATTAGCAAAATCCCTACTAAAAAATAGGGCATCCCTCATATTACTTGCTAATTCTTCAGAATTTTTTTTCAAATCGTCAGCCATCCACGTTATTTATAATAAATATTACCTCTTTGAAAAATTTGCTCCATATGTGGGGGAAGACGAATTATTTACATACTGAGAAGGTAATTTAGATGTATCTGGGTTAGCAAAATCTATACTCGAATTACCAGATTTAGAGGATCTATTTTTAATCCTTTCCATTTCGGAATTTTCCTTAGAATGTTGGTCAGATATTCTTTTATATGTAAATAACCTAAGCCAGACTGGCATATTGTATACGGTATGGAAATCATAGCCTCCTTTACCCCAATACACAATATCATGAATTTGTGTAAATAAGTTAGCGCGGTACTCAGACGTCTGGCCAAAAAAAATTTACGTTGATGGGAATAGATACTTCACCATCCTCATCATGGTAAAACTTTAATGGAACATCCGGTTGGATTTCTTTAACATGTTCTCTAAAATCTCTAGCATCTCTAGCAAGAAATCTATTGTTAATAAATTGGTTAATTGTGCTTCTATCTGAATCACCATCCACAGATGTAATCATATATTTCAACCTAGTAGTTAATTCCGCTGAATGGTTTTTATGGATTTTTTTAAGTGATTGAGTTTCTTTTTCTATATTTCTTAAGTCCTTATGAGAAAGGAGTCTAAATGTAAGTACATTACCTGCAGCATTAGTAGTATATGTAAATTCATTTAATCCTTTAGTATATGTACCTTCTTGTAATTCTTTATTTTCTAATAAAGAAAGATCAATAGTAACTTCTTCACCCTTATATTCAAATTTGTAGTCCTTACCATATCCCAGGATTCTAGAAGCTACCATAAGGGCATTTTTATCTCCCACTAAAAGATCTTGAAAGTCAATTTTACTTACAATTAGGGATTCAAGTAATTTATCAATTACAATACCTTTCTCAATATAGTTTTTATTAGTAAGGATATCCTCTTCCTTAGCGGTCATATACTTCATCTCAACTTCACCAGATGAAAGTGGGCTATCTTCGGAATATAAAAGACCTTTGGAAGGTAATTCTACTGTTTCAGTAGGAAAGTCAAACTTTTTTTCAGACATAGATTACAGTTTAAATAATAACTTTTTATTCAGTGATAAATATATAAAGAGATAAGAAAAATTAAAAAGATTTAAAAGAAAGGTTAATCTATTCCTCCACCATCATAAGCAGGTGAACCAGATACAAAATAACCTTGTTTAATTGCTTGTTGATTAGTTATAGTAGATACTCCATCAAATATAGAACCAGTATTAAAATATTCATCATCAGTATACATTACTAGACATCTTGGATCACTTCCAGTTTGAGTACAAATACTAAATGCATAATAGGTTCCATGTGGTTGTAAGGAAGATGTGTTCAAATTATAAATTTGAGATGATGCCTCATATGCTGAAGATGAATTAGGATATTCGTAATATATATGCATAATTTATTAGTATATTGAAAAGTATGAATTAATATTAGTTTCTATATCTGCTACATCTGATTTAAGATCATCATATGATAATATTTCTTGTATGTGAAGATCTGAACCATCATTAGGATTATTTCTACCAGTATCAAATAGAGTAACGGGACGAGCATCACTAAATATAGTGGCAGATGTTGAAGATGTAATTACTTGACTACCATTATGGCGAATACCTATTGTTTTGCCAACTCCCTTAGTGCCACTATTCCCAGTACTAAATCCAACTTGAAGTAGTTGATTACCTATAAAAGCTGCATTAGCTGCTGTATCTATTTGAAAAGCATCGATCCCACTATTTGTAAAGTATACTACTCTTAATTTATTTGCAGCACTGGTATGACCATTACGAATAAATTGTCCTACTCTCCCACTCGTTCCTGCTTTATCCTGCCCTAAGGCGCACGTTCTGTAACTTGATGAATATTTTACCACTCCAATTGAAGTATTAGAGGCATCGGATGCATTTACTAATTGTGCATTAGCACTACTTTCTAAAAAATGTGTAGTATTATCCTTAAAGGCTGCAGGTTTACCATTAACTGTAACCACAGCATTACCTGTCACTATAACTGGTTGTCTAGTAGCAGTAGCTTGTGTAACATCTATTCCATTACCACTTTGATCATACCAAGTGACTATTCTTCCTTCTCCATTAGATGCACAATGTGCTAACAAAGCTGTAGTATCTAGATCTCCATTTGAATCAAATCCAATGTCAGCTTCAGCATTAGCATTAGTCTCTCTTACCCTCATTGCTGGTCCGGAGTATGTGGAAGATAATTTTCTAACAGAATAAGCTACTTTTATATTAGTTCCAAATAGATCTAATAATAATGTTCCTCCTGCTTTAGCAGTTGTCATAAAAAATGCTGCTGTCATTGACATTATGATTCCTGATTGATTGTAACTAATGCTGTATCATTACCTATATAATGGTAATATACATAATTTCTTTTAGTAGTGTCAAATGTACCATTTAAAACTTTAAATTCTGATGAAGGTAAATTTAACCCAGAAGATGATATGTCAGTCATTATAACATTACCCAATATACTTGTATCGGCATCTATAGACATAGTTAATGGAGATGTAGAATGAGTAGCCATTATTCTATTAGTACTAAAGCTTAAAGTAGTAGTAAATGAAGAAGATACTGTTAAAGTAGTACTAGCAGTACTACCTGATAAAGTAAAAGAACCATTAAATCCTTGAGCAAATACATTATTATTTACTTTTACTGTATCCGTTATCTTTATATTAGTTCCATCATCTGATTGTAACGTTAAGGTACTATTACTGCTATCAATAAAAGCAGCGCCAGCCATATCTATGTGTTGAATGGATGAAGATACAGTTGAAATTGATCCTGAAAATTCCACGGATCCCTGTGTAACTAATTTTCCAGTTGTAGTTAGATCAGTAAATTTTGCAGGTCTATCCTGTATAGCAGCTTTTATAACTTTGGCTCTTCCCATAGAAAAAAAATGTCCGGTAATAAATACCGGACATTCTTAAATATAAATAAGTAATAAAATTAGAAATTCAATACGCAATAATCAGGTTGTACTGTCATTGTAATATTTTGTGCGGTGTTTTCTGTATCATAATTGTATTCTCCGAAGTTAGCATCAACAATCATAGCACCCTGTATAAGCCATTCTGATACCACATCCCCCACAGGACCTAATACTTGGAATGTAAGGTTTTTCTTATAGAAATCAGAATAACCATCTCTACCAGTTACTGATTCATGGTGTAAACGAACCCACTCCATTACAGCTTGGGCACCCGATGGTGTAATAGGATCATATAATGTAAAGGCAATTGTACCCCATGTAGTTTTACCTTTTACGTATCTTTGAACATTAATATGATTCAATACCACAGGACCATTAGCTACATTTACACCTCCTACTCCCTTAATTACATAGGCTGGAAATCCATCAATAAACATGATAAACCTATTGGCCTGTTTGGGTTCAAAGGCTGTAAAAAATATTTCGTTAGGACTTAATACTGGCATTTTGTTTTATTTTATTATAAATATTATATTTTAAAAGAATTAAGATGGGAATTCAGCTCCTGTTGGTAAAATGTTGAAATCCAAAATAATAAATTCTGCAGTTCTAGTAGGTTGTAGGAAAATCTGTCCAACTAATTGATTCCTATCAATAACATCTGGGGTGTTATTAGATTCGTCCATTACTACTTTAAATGCAAATAATCCCTGTCTCTGTTGTACACTATCTAGGAATGGGTTAACTTGGGCTCT